TAGGACTACTTGTACCAATACCCAGACCTGTGCTGGTTAGGCGCATTTGTTCTGAAGCCGATGATGTTGCCCCTGCTGTAAATGCCAACTCACCAGATGTTGAATTTCTGATAAATTGCAAACCAGCTAAAAGAGGCCATGTGCCGTTAGCATAGTCAAGACCAATGTAACCTTGAATGGCTGTTGAGCCAGAAACTCCATTTCTCGCTACAACTTTAAAATCAGAATCACTAACGCCAGTTGTAAAAATAGCCTGTTGTGTAGACGCTGTACTGCCGCCGATGTGCAATTTTGCTGCTGGGCTACTTGCACCAATTCCAAGGTTAGTCCCATCAAAAGTAAGCGCAGAACCAGTAGCAAGCGCACTTGATGAAGATGCGTAAACAACTCCGTTAGCAGTAAAGGATGTCAGTCCTGTGCCGCCCTTTGCCGTTGTGACAGGGCCAGAAATCATGGTGCTTGTCACAGTAGCGGTGTCGCCCGATGTAATCATTGTTCCAGTCACCGCAGGAACGCTGATCGTGAAAGTTGACGCTGTGTTTGGGCCAGTCAGGTTGACTTGACCACCGAGTGTTGCTTGAAAGACTAAAGTTCCCATGATGTTTCCTTATGGCGCAATGACAAGTTGTGAGGCCGTCAAAGCCCCTGTGCTTGGGTTAAATTGAAGTTTAGTTGACGATGTTTTTAAAGGCAAATTACCCGATGTTGAAGTCACCCAAGTTGGATAAACCACAGCCGCGGTCGTTGTGTCGTCAGTAATGGCTGTATTCGTTGCATTAGTTGCGGTGGTTGCTGTCGTTGCCGAACTAGCATTGCCCGTCAAAGCCCCTACAAAGGTCGTAGAGGTTACAGAAGTCAGTCCCGCTATGGTTGTGACAGTACCGCCTAAAGAAACGCTTGTAGAGCCGATTGTGATGCTTGAGTTGGTCAACGCACCATTGGGGATGCTTGTCAGATTAGCACCCGAACCGCTAAACCCTGTGGCCGTCAATAAACCCGTTGAGGGGTTAAATTGGTATTTGGTCGAAGAAACATATTCCGTGGCCAAATTTCCCGATGTGGCTGCGGCAAACAATGGATAACGAGTCGCATTGGTGGTCGTGTCATCTGTGACAGTCGCATAAGCGGTGGGTGTTGACCAAGTTGGAGTTCCCGCGCCTGAAGACGTCAAAACCTGACCAGATGTGCCAGTTGAGGAGTTAACAGTTAACGCACCAGTGAACGACAGAGTGGTGAAATATCCCGCGGCCGCAGTTGTAGCGCCAATCGACATATTGTTGATTGTTCCCGCGGTGGCAGGGTTAATTGTTATTGTTCCCGATCCTGTGGGCGCTAAAGATATGTTCTTATTTGATGGATTTGCTAATAAACCACCATTTACAGTTACATTTCCGCTTCCACCGCCATCCCAATTTAATAAACTTGTGCCGCCCGATGTACGCAAATTTCCGCCCAAAATTGATTGAGCGTAGAAATCTTGGCTAACAAACTTTGTGTTTGCCGTGATGGTTGTGCCAGTAATTGCGTTAGGCGAAGTGCCACCAATGATAGGAGGGCTTGAAAGATCAAGTGTGCCGCCAAGTGTCAAACTGCCTGAGCTTGTCACAGTGCCTGACAAACTAATCCCAGAAACTGTACCCGTACCGCTTACCGAAGTAACAGTGCCAGTTGTAGGTGTTGCCCAAGATGGAATTCCTGAAGCAAGCGTTAAAACTTGGCCATTAGAACCAACGCTCAAAAACGCTGTAACCGATGCCCCGCTTTGGTAAGGCACAGAACCCGCAGCGCCACCCGCCAAATTAGTTGCTGTGGTGGCCGTTGTTGCACTTCCCGCAGTTGTTGCGCTTGTTGCGGTCGCAGCGTTCCCACCGATTGACAAACCACTAGCCGTGCCTGTTAAACCCGTGCCAGGGCCGCTAAACTGAGACGATGCGGTGATAGTGCTACCGCCTACAGTTGAGCCGCTTATGGGCGTTCCTGTGATTGACCCGCCCGTAATAGACACATTATTGGCGTTTTGCGTGGACATTGTTCCCAAGCCTGAGACTTGAGTGTTTGAGATAGCAATGTTTGTGTCTGCTAAGGCGGTCAATTGGCCTTGTGCGTTGACTGTGGCCGTCAGAGTCTTAGATGCTGACCCCACAGATGCGGCTGTGACGCCTGTATTCGTGATTGAGAACGTGTTTGAGGTAAGCGTTAAGCCTGTACCCGCGTAATACGTTCCGTTGCCTGAAAACTGCACAAACGTAATAGGAGTGACGTTAATTGTGCCTGTGTCGCTAGAGGTAGAAACCCATGCAGTCTGTGCTTGGCCACCATTTAGGATAACTGTATATGCGCCTGGCACTTCTGCCCAAACATCCATATCCGCTGATCGAGTCCATGCGCTTGCAGATGCGTTGTAAATGCCGTTTTGTGACGATGTGCCTTGATTCTTTACTAAAACCCTATCACCCGCCAAGGTTGTATATCCGTCAATTGTCTGTAAACCTGACAACGTAATCGAAACGGATGTGCCGCATTTGACCGCTTGCTTGGGGCTTAAACCTTGGGCAATTTGGTCAACATAAAACTTATTGGCAATGTCTGTGTTGCCAGTCGGAGAAGTCGTAATCTGACCTGTTGTGGTCAAGATATTTGTAAACGTACCCGTAGAGGGTGTGATGCCGCCAATAACGCTACTGTCAATTGTGCTTGCCGTAATGCTCAATCCAGACTGCTGAGGATTGATATTAGGGTAGAACTGAGTTCCCGCAGGGCCAATGAGACTGACCAACGTAAATGTTGGCTGTGGCCCAAAGATGCCCTGAACAGGAACTATGTTGATCGTAGAGGTACTGGCGGCATTGGTCATTACGATTGATCCACAGCGGGAGTCAAGTAAACAAGGCTAGGGCCAGCGGCAGAACCGATAGCCGTCACATAACATGGTAATTGACCACCGATGGGAGGACACGCCAACACAACAGGAACTGTCATGAGGGGAGGCAAAATAAAGTCGCCTGGCGTACCATCAACGGGCAATGCCGCTGTATCAGATGAAAGCTGACTAAATTTAATTGCTACGCTTACTGCACCAAAATTCATGCAAGAAACGTAGTTAATCAAATCGTTTGTGTTAGCTGTCAACTGCACCGCAGCGTGAGCAGAACCCGTGACACTAAGTGCCGTGGTCTTGCCACCGATTCGGATGACAGATGTATTAGCCATGATTAGACAACGCTAGAGGGGATTGGAGAGTCTTCGCAAGACTTGATGCTCACCAACATGGTCGCAGCGGCTTGAGTCACAGAACCGCCAGTCAAGTTGATTAAGCGAACTGTAATTTGGTTGTCGGTGTTTGTGTAAACGTTACCGATACCAACGCCAACAGTCATAGCGGCATCAATTTGAGCCTGAATCTTATCGGTAGCTTTCACGCCACCAATAGCGATGTTCACTTCTGTGGTTGTTGTGGAAAAAGTTGTGCTTGGGAACGTTGTTTGCACAATAGTGTGAGCCAACACGTTGCCACGGCAAATGGTGGTTTTTGACATGATTATTCCTTTTAAGAATGAGTAAATTATAGCGTTAAACGAAAAAAAGCCATCCCTTTTGAGGATAGCTTTTTCCATTTATTGCATTGCAACTTAGGCTGTCAAGCCCTTGTTTTTCAATGCAGTAATGATGGCGTTTACCGCTGTAGCGATTTCAGTACCAGTGGCACTGTTGCTGATAGCAGTAATGGCCGCGGCTTGAGCCACGGGGGTTGCGCCATGAAAGCCAACCAATTTGGTAGAAGAGCCGCCCAACAAAACGCCATTGGAAGCGTCACCATTGAACAGGTAGTTTGCGGTTACTGTGGTTGATGGTCCAGGATTTGCCATGATATTTATTCCTTAAAAATGGTTAATTAGGCGGCAATACGGCATGACAACTCTGGGTACAGAGGGGCCCAACCATACAAAACATCCAAACGTGTGGGAATGGAGTCGTTGTTGATGGTGTATTGACGAACAACACGCATTGACAAACCAATCTCTTTGTCAGAGGCGCGACCAGCAAAGTGGACCCCGTCAGGTAGCTCGAGATCGCAGCAGGCGAGCGTAAATGCATTCCTATGCATCATAATATTCTGAGGACTTGATACTCCAGTATTATTAAATGCTGTAATATTTTGTGAACCAGAAGAAGTGATGTTTACGTTCTGGAACTGACCGGCAGAAATGATGGCAGGGCTAACAACAACAGAAGTTGCGCTAGTGCCAACAGCAGTGGTGGACTGAACCACAAAGTTACGCAATTTGCCGTATGACTGACGATTTTGTGGGTTAAC